ATCTTCATAAATTGTAATTGTTCCGCTAGGATCATCTATCCAATGAATAGAATCATTTTTAATCTGATCTTGCGTTTCACCATCTACCCACTCAAAAGAAAAGCGTCCAACTTTCGGTGGATGCTCTTTGTATTCCTTTTTAAGTTGGTTGATCCGAATTCTTATGAGTTCATTCGCGAACACTGGGCGGCCTGTAGAAAGGAAAGATTCTTCTGCGAACGAAGGATTTTCCTGTTTCATAAGGTCTGTATCGTTATTACAGTCGTTCCTTAACTTCCATCTATACCACGATATTTGTTCAGCAGTTAAGCTATATAAATCAGTGATGTTCTTCTCATAGCAAAAACCGCATTTGCAATCCTTCTTATGAGTCCTTGAAACTTCTATATCTTTCTCTATGCCTTTTCTTTGCTCATCAGTAACAGGCATTTGATAGAGAGGGTAGTCATGCCACGCAAAGAACATAGGAACAAAGTCGTTCTCACCCTTTACGGCCATATCCCATAGGTCCATAAATGAGTTGGTTCCGTTCGCAGTTGATTCTATTAGGACTATTGTTCCTGCTACGTTTGGGACTGACTGTAGGATACCTGCAAGGCTTCTCAGCGGATCTCCTGAGTAGAAGGCGAACTCTGATAAGTGAACATAATGATAAGTGTCTGACCGTCCGATTCCTTCGCTACCTGCTGTCTGTACCTTTATCATAGAATTCAAGCCCTGCTGTTTTCCCTTGTAACTAGCAGGAACATCAAATATTAATTCTCTAGCATTAGACGCTTTCTGTAATGGTTGGATATGAGGTGGAAGATTCGCTGTCATATATTTAGCTTTGCCAAAGATGCTTGAGGTCGAATCGTCTCTGTGCGCCACTACAAGAGCATTACGATTGCTATTCTTCACAGTCCTGCAAACAAACTTCCCTTGAGTATAGGTGCTGACTCCTTCCTGCCTAGCTTTTAATACAATTATTCTAGCAGGAATTCCTTTTGCTTCTAACTCGTTTATTTTGTCATCAATCTTCTGTTGAATTGGGTTTACTACGAAAGGAACTTGTTCGCCATCTTTGTTCACGATTTTAATATAGTATTTAAAAAAGTAAAGGTCATTTCTTCTGGCCTGTTCATCATGGATGGCTTGCAGAGTTGGTAGTTTGCTAACATCAACCTTAGGCTTGGCAGAAACAGGTTTCGCTACAGGTTTATCTTTTACAGCCTTCTTCTTCACAGCCTTAACCTTCGCTGCAACTACCATCTGCAAAATCCAACCTTCTCATCCACAACCTTATGCTTCTCCACAACGATCTCCTGCTCCTTACATCTGACTCCATTAAATGTATGGCAATTACCGCAATTTACAGGATCATCATTGAATCTATCTGGATGTTGATCTTTTCCATCGTAGCAAATACATTGATGAGACATTTTCATTTGGTTTTCCTCCTTTCTGCAGGCTCTATTGCAATCGAATATTTAATTCAACCCCTCCCTAGCTTCTGCTATCCGCTTGTTGGCGATGGCGCAATAGTTTTCATCTTTTTCTATTCCAATAAAAAAACAACCAATATTTTTGGCTGCTTGAAGTGTACTTCCGGAACCCGCGAATGGGTCAAGGACTATGCAGTTGGGTGGAGTGACTAGCTTTATCAAATATTCCATAAGTGCTATTGGCTTTACTGTAGGATGAGTATTCCCTTCACCACGCTCTCGTTTTGAACTTTTAGCACAATAGAAAAATCGTGATGCACCACCTGAATCGTTAAAACCTCCAAAAACATCGCCTTTACCAAATGTCGTTGTTGTATCTTTCTGTATATTTCCCATACCGCTATTATTTTTTCTAATAGAGGCTGTACTTTTATTGAACCCACTTTGCTCATCTAAAATCTTTCCTGCTTCTTCATCAAAGATTATATTTGCAGGGAAACGTCCCAATGTATCAGGTTTGTTCGCTTCTTCTGGGTTATAATTATCTCCTAACCCTGTTAGCGAAGGTCTACCATTGGATTTTGATTTATAATCTCCATTTAACTCAACCCTACCGCCATCAATATTAATTCCACCAGTTCCCCATTTAAGTACATTTTGTACTACAGTCTTTTCACTCAATGGCTTCCTAGCCATTACAATATCTTCATGTGCAGGTTTTAATGCAGTACCCCAACCATCCCATTGTTTAGCTTCTTCGGTAGATGGTGTGGTTATATCATAACCGTTACATTCATAGTTATCTCCAACCATATTGTCCTGACCACTTTTTATGCCTTTAGAATTACTTTTACCTATTACCTCTCTTTCTGCTCCTGTTTTTTTATCAATCATCTTACTGATATTTTGCGACTTAGGAAATCCACTTCCGTAGATCCACATAATTTGATCTCTAATTTCAAATCCTGCATCTTCAATAGCACATGCCATTCTATGATAAGTCCTACTTCCTCCGAAGGATAATAGGTATCCTCCCGGCTTTAGAACGCGCAAACATTCCTTCCACAGTTCAACATTATAAGATATTCCTGTACTATCCCACGCTTTACCCATGAGTCCCTGCTCATAAGGCGGGTCTGTTACTATGGAATCAATGCTGTTTGGAGGAAGTTGTTTTAGGACTTCCAAGCAATCTCCTTGAATGATTTTGTTGAGGTAGTTATTCATACGCTCGCCTGTCCCATCCGATGTTCTGCCAAAAACCCGCAAACAATGCAAGCATGACCGATAACCCCCATGCCATTCCTAATCGCTATCAAGGTTCCTCCACACTCAGTGCATACCTTTGGACGTTCTTTCTGAATCACATCTACAACCATAACTGCACTCTCCAATACCTCTGCATTAAACCACTCTCCACGAAGATGGTGTCCGTTGAATTCAGTATGAATATCTTCTTCATCTTTCATATTTCCGGGGAATGACTTGACTATAATTAATGTTTCGGGAAATCCTGTCTGCAATGTTTTAATACGTTTGCTAATATCTGTCGCATAGCCTATCTTTACTGCACCACCCGATTCACCCTGTATGAAATAAATAAACCCAGGATACCTTTTTGCATAGGCATATTCCTGAGCTCGTTTCTGTTCTTCAATTTTGTCTAACTCTACAGCTTTCTGTTCTTCCTCTTTTTTCTTATGAAACTCTTTCCATCGAGGGTCGCCATTCGGCCATGACCATTTCCTTATCTCATTTATAAAGATGCTTTCAAATCTTGAGTCATTTCTGAAATCACATAACTTATCTTTCGATTTCCAAATTGCAAAACAAATACTCTTTTCACTATGTCCTTGTCTTTCCATGTCCTTAACTAATATCATAGCCTTGCCAGTCATTGACACATGAATCAGGCCAAACGCCTGTGAATATGTTGTAATCTTTTCTCTTCTAATCGGCATATCTAAAGCCAACTCCCTTTATTTAATTTTAGATGGGTACATTCAACCCTTGCTTCTTTCTTTGAACCACTAATGATGTTCTCCATTCTTCTATGGCGTAGATAACCCATTCAGGATAGTTGCCATCATCGGGCAATCTAGGTAATCCAAATTCGTCAAATTCAACTACACACTTAAGTTCTTCCCTTTGCTTCTTCATGCACAACATCTCCTATCTTTGGATTATCAGCATTTATCTCCTTACCTTTACCAAATAACTTTCCAATCATCTTGTAGGAATCCCCTGCCTTGGAAATTAACTTTAATTCTTCTAACTTAGAAATGAATCTTCTAGTTGTAGAATCACTAACTCCTAACGCTTTTGCTATGTCTTTTCGCTCCATGTACTTTCTGCGCTTACCAGTTCCTATTTCTAAACTTCCATCATGCCACTCAATGTAAGTAGATAGGTGCATACACATTCCTGCATACTCATAACTCAATACATCTTTTGGGAATTTGCGTAGTTCGCTTATATACAACTTCGCATAAGTCAGTTTATTACCCGAACTCTTTGGCTTGGGCTTTATCTCAGGTTCACCTTCTACCGACTCTACTACAACAGGTGCTGGTTTAGGTGGATGATACTTATTGAAGAACCCATAAAGAACTCTGTCAGTATCGGGGTCAGTAGCTGTAATATATTCTCTTCCATTGCCCAATCTTTCCCGACCAAACATGACTGGCATAATTGTGGCATTGACCTCTCTTTGAAAATATTTCTCTGACTTTTCGTCCATTTTTATCACTTCTTTTCCTTTTCAAATTTGAAATCTCACTGGTGAGCATTTTTCCCTTATGCACCAAGGGTTTCAGGAGTTTTTATTGGACATTCTTGTCGTCACACTAAGAGTAGTCTCTTTGTTGGTCTTGGAAACGCTATATTCACGCATCAAAAAAACCACCTACATTCATATAAGGTGGTCATGCTAATATTTAGCTATGGGGTATGTATTGGGGTATGGGGAGGGGCTAAAAATCCATTACTCTTCCTTCTCCACTTGCATACCAATCTTCTTTTTGCTGTGCCGTTAACTTATCGTAAGTACAACAGTTAGAAGCAAAGCTAAATCCTTTATAAATAGAATTAAATAGAATCCATACCTTGTTATATCCTCGCATGAAACTAAAGGATTCTTTTATAAACCAAAAGTAATAGCTAATCCATTTTTTCATCTGCTATCTCTCCTTGTTAATTTAGTTAATCTAAATCCAGCACTTTATCTTGTCCAGCCATTACTCTGTTGACAACCTCAATAGGCATATCGCAGGCATTGGCTATGTCTTGATGTAGGGATCGCTTCATGATTTCATCTTGGCAATCAGAGCAGATGTAATCATCAACGCAGGCTTTGCATCCATCTTCTTCATCGGGTTCAATGGAATTAATTTGAACAATGTATTGAAGGATTAGACTAGATGCACTTAATGAATCTCTTAGTTTGTTATCGTTTGTAGCGAGTAGTTGTAGATTCTTCAAGACTTCTAGTTGCTCCATGAGTTTTAGTTTAATATTCATTTTGTAGCCTCACTTTATTTTAATTAATCTGTAATCTCAGCCATATCAACCAGTTTATCTAGGACTGCTTTTACAAACTCTTTACCCATGCACTCTGATTGAATCCTTATGCTACCATCTTTATCTTTGACGATAGTTATTTCGCCAAAGCCTATGTCATCTGCTGACCAGCTAATAGCTATGCCACCCTTATTGTTGTCATGTTCAGCCCATGTGTCTATGTCATCTACAGTTAGGTTTGAGTAGTTGAACACTTGAGATTACCTCACTTTGTTTTTTGATACAATTTAAGTTTTGTACAATTGTCTTGGCAAGAAGTTATTTCAGTCCATTCACCTTTTTCATCTCTTCCACCACTATAACTGCCATATCCTGTGTCACAACCATGACAAGGTGAATACTCAATCTTTCTATTGGGGTCAATATAAATCTTCATCTTTTATTGCCTCACTTTATTTTATTTATTCGAGAAGTTCTACTTCCTCAAGTGTTTCCTTTAGTATGGCTATTCTTGCATTTGACCTTACGATCTGTTCTTGCTTTTCTGTAGTCATTGTTGGAATTAAGTACAACCATTCTAGTACCGCGCTCTCTTGTTCAATTTTTCCATTTAATATATTTATAGCCATGTCCATTATTGATTTTTCCATTATTGATTTCTCCTTTAATGAAAAATGTAGAAAAATTTATAAAATATATTTTGGAATTTGGTTATGTAGGAAATGTTTGAGATAAAGGGTAGTGGGGGGCGAGATTCTATTTAATCATTCCGAGCATTACTTCAATGGCGAATAGCGACCAGAAGCATGTTGCTCCTATTGCTAGAAGTATTGTTAGTATTGTTTCTATTTTGTCAATGATTGCTATTTGCATATGAGGGTCAACTCCTTTGTATGGGGGGTCTGGATTCTACTTATCTAATTGCTCATGCATTAATTTGTATTCAATCAACTCATCATATTCTTGGGTTGTAATGGTTATCCTACTTATGCCATCACTTAAACCTATCAATACCTTATCCTCTTCGCTCAAAC